TATAACAGTCCTTTCATTTCAAGCTCCTAATACCATCATTTGTAATTCTCTACTACGTCCACCTACTTGATTAAACCAACGACTATCTTCCATTTGTACAGACATCTCTTTCCAGTCATGGTTTCTACAAGCCTTCAACATGTTACGGAACTTAGAAAGCCTAGAGCCTCCGAGGTTAAAACACATGTTTACTAATACTCTTTGTATTACTTCGGGAAGCTTTTCAAAGTCTTCCTCACTACCAAAGACATGTATAGCTTCTTTGTAATGTTTATCAAAGTCATTTTCGTAGTACATATCTACTACTTCTTGAGACACTTTAGTACCTACTTCCCATTTATATTCTGGGTCTTCTGGTTGGCAGAGGTGTCCAATCCCTAGAGTTTTATAGCCTAAGCTATCCTCATAGATTTCAAGGACTTCGCCTTCGTGTCGTTTAATATCTTGTTTGCATAATTCTATATCCATTATAATCCTAGTCCTTCCATTTGTGATTTAAGTTCTCTATCTTCAATATCTTGTGCAGCTTCTGAGGTTGCGTTAAAAGGTAATCCTGTATTTCTATTTATCATTTCATCAGGTTCGTCTTTTACGTTAGGTACGTTAGTAACTATACCACCTTTAGAATATTGTCTTACTTTATATTCTTCATTTTTACTAGATGTTCCTCTTGCTGCAGCTCTCATAGCTTTTCTAGTATCTGCAGGTAATAATCAATATCCGGGAACATTAGTAACCATTATTTCAGGTATACCTTTTCTATATAATACACCATCAATAAAGTCCTGCGGTAACGGACCTGCAAAAGTTTTTAATCCTGCAGTTAAAGTTCCTACATTTCTATCATATTCATTATCATATCTTGCTGCATAATCAAAAGGTCCTAAACCTCCCCATCTTCTAACAGCTTCAAATATTAATTGACCTGATTCTTTATCTGCTCCAGTTTCATAATCTTTTAAATTTTGTCCTTGACTTCTAACTATATTACCTATGTGAGCTACTGAACTCATAAGTATAACTGTGGGTATTGCTTTAGGTATTGATTGTGCTGGGCTATTAACAGCTTCATTTGCAAATCTTTTAAGTATAGTGTTATTAAATACTGTAGGATATCCTGCAAACTGTACTAACATTTGAGCTGCAGGTGTTGAAAACCATAAAGGTCTGTTAGCTTCTGCAGTACTTGGGTTAAGAATAATTTCTTTTACAAATCTATTAGCTCCTGAAGTATATTGTTCTTGATAAAACTCTTGACTACGTGCTATATTATCATCCCACTTACCATTAACTGTAGAGTTTTTATACCATGCAACAGCATCATCTGCTTTTATTCCTAAGTCTCCAAGTTGTTTAGTGAGATATTTTTCTTTACTAGCACTTAATCCACCCTTAGAAAGCTTTTCAGCATTTTGTTTTATTAATCTTTTACCGGTAGTAAATGATGCAAGTTGGACAGCCTTTGTCCACTGTGTAAGTAAATTAACTTTAAAGAATCCTTGCTGTAAAGTTTTAGCTACACCACCGTGTAGCCCTTCACCTGCAAGACCTTCAAGCCTTTCTTGTACTGCTTGTTCTAAAGCTAGTCCAGTTTGATATAACTCTCCCCATGCTTCATCATCTATATCTTTTATACCTTTAACTCTTTGACGCAAGACTCCACGTTGAAAACCTTTTATAGTTCTGTCAATAACACTTTTACCTTCTTTAGCTAAAGCATTCCCTATATCACTTATAACTTGAGGAGCATCAGATTTACCTGCTCTACTTAAAAGTAAAAAAGGTTCAGTAACACTAGACAAAGTAGCAAAGGGTAAATGAGCCATCTGCTGTGTTAGTTTGCCCCAATCAGCAGCACCTCTTGCCCACCCGTTCTTTTTCCATATAGACTGTGCATCAGTTTCAATTCCAGTTACACGTTTGTGCATATTTCTAAGACCATCAAGAACTCCCGTAACTTCGTTTTCACTCATGCCACTTTTTAATAGTTCTAGTCTAATAGGAATTATACTATTTTTTTCAAACTCTGCTATATTTCTACCAAAGTAATTAGACCTTTCAATAGCTCTAGCAGCATTAGTAAAGTAATCTTCTAATATTTGTTGTGTATCATCTTCTAATACATATGCAATTTTATTATCATCAAGATTAGTAAATCTTCTAGCTTGTAAATAACCTGCAGAATCTCCAACAACTTTTTCTTTGGTCATCATTTTAACTTCAAAAGGGGTCCAGCGTTGCTCTAACATATCATCTACAATACGAGAAGCTTTTAATTGTTTAGCTAATGCTTCGTCACCGTCTGCAAGTTTTAAAAAATTAACACCAAATATTTCTTCGTCTAATCCAACAGCATCTTCTTTAATACCTTGAACTTTTACATTGTCAGAAGTCTTAATAGTTATTTCATCTATATCATTAATAGGATTAGCATGTCCTGCATCAATTAAATCTTTTTGAAATCTTTCTCTATTTTGTTTTAAAGCTTTATAGTTAAATAGTCTTGGTAAAAATCCACCCTTGTTTATTGTTCCAGCTTTAAATAAACCTGCAGTACTTAAATCACTAAATGAACCATCTAGTATATTCCTAACACCTTCAGTACCATCAAAGTTTTTACCACCATAAGAAACTGCAACGTCTTCAGTAACTTTAATACCTTTGTAATCTTTACCTACTAAATCTCTAATCCAAAATTTACCTTTTTCTTGAGCTTCTTGTTTAGTACCTACTACCATTTTATCTCTTAATAAAAAGTTTAGTTCTTTTTGTTGGTCTTTAGCTAGTCTAGCTCTAAAGCCTACTCTGTCTAAAACATTAAAAGATTTAGCTAAACCGTATAAGTATTTACCTGTTCTTTCTCCAACAGATAAACCATAAGACTTTTCTTTTACAAGCTCTGAACCTTCTCCAGTTAATGTAACATCATAGTCATATCTAAACTTTTTGAGTAGTACTTGAAGTTGTGGTGATTTATCTATGTAACTTAAAAACTCTGTAGTTGGTTTACCTACAGTGTTTGCTATAAATTTATTTAAAAACACTGTGCCTTTACTCTGAGCTTTCTCACCTTCAGCTTTTAATTTTTCTAAAGGTTCTACTAATACTTCTTCGGCTTCAGATTCTTCTAATATTTCTTTTCTTGTTTTAGCACGAGCAACATCTTCTATAATTTCTTCGTTACTAAATTTAAATTCTAGTTGTTGATAAGGTTCTGGCATATCAGTAACAGGCACTGTATCTACGTCTGTGTCTACTTTTTTAGCAGCTTCTTTAGCACCTCTACCGTATGTAGCAGCAGTAATACCACCACCTAAAGCTCCACCAATTGCTCCACCTAGCAATGTAGTAGCTGCAATGTTTGTAAAGTCAATATCATCTTGAAGACCTAAGTCCATATCTATATCTTGTAAGAAATAATTATGTAGTCCTCCCCATGCAGCACCTTCAGCAGCAGTAAACAATGCAGTATCTTTTATAGCTTTTGTTTTTAATTGAGATTTAGTAAGTTGTTTTATGGATTGTTGAGCAGTTGCTTTAAGAGCTAAATTTGCAGTTGCTGACTGACCACCACTAGGAATAGCAAATATAGCAGCAGCAATATTAAAAGGGTCAGTAATTATATCGACTCCAATATCTTTAATCATACCAAATCTTTCTTTCCAATTACCTATGTCTGCATTAGAAAACCTTTCACGTAAATATGCGTAATCTTGTTTTTGTTCATCTGTCCATTTACCTGTTTGAAAAGAACGTACAGCAGCAGCACTTAAACTATAGTCAGAGTCTCTAAGGTATTCAAAGATATTATCATTACTACCAACACCATCTAAAAACCTTGAAGCTCTTTGAGCAAACTCAGGGTCTTTCTTAAGTTCAGTAAGTGTAGTTTTTCCCGGAGTAGAATCGTAAGGATTTACTTCACGTTCATTAGTTGGTTCAGTTACAAAGGTGTCATAGCCTTCAGGAGTTTCAGATGTAGAAGTATAAAAAGATTGTTGCTCTTCTTGTTCTTCTTCTTTA